GTCAACGCCTGCTGATGCTATGGGTCATTCTCTTCTTCTACTTTGGGGTCCTGAATCTCAAGGGGACTTTCAGCGGTGGCTCCAGTTGGGAGGACTCTGGAATTTTGTGGCGCTCCACGGAGCTTTCGCTCTAATTGGGTTCATGCTTCGCCAGTTTGAACTCGCACGTCTCATCGGTATCCGTCCCTACAATGCTATTGCGTTCTCTGGTCCTATCGCTGTTTTTGTTAGCGTCTTTCTCATCTACCCTCTGGGTCAATCGAGTTGGTTTTTCGCTCCATCTTTTGGGGTCGCAGCAATCTTCCGATTCCTCCTCTTCCTACAAGGATTCCATAACTGGACCCTGAATCCTTTCCATATGATGGGAGTGGCAGGCATCCTGGGTGGTGCATTGCTTTCTGCAATCCACGGTGTTACTGTAGAGAATACTCTGTATCAAGATGGTGAACAAGCGAACACATTCAAGGCATTCGATTCAACACAAGAGGAAGAGACCTATTCGATGGTCACTGCCAACCGTTTCTGGTCTCAAATCTTTGGCATTGCGTTCAGCAATAAGCGTTGGCTCCACTTCTTTATGTTGTTTGTTCCTGTTATGGGTCTTTGGACAAGTTCCATCGGTATTATTGGTCTTGCTCTCAACCTTCGTGCTTATGACTTTGTATCCCAAGAGATCAGAGCAGCAGAAGATCCAGAGTTCGAGACGTTCTACACCAAGAACATCCTATTGAATGAAGGTCTGCGTAACTGGTTAGCAACTGTTGACCAACCACATGAAAACTTCATCTTCCCAGAAGAAGTATTGCCAAGAGGTAATGCTCTGTGATATACTAGGGGTCTTCGGACCCCTTTTTTTATGTCCTATAATAATGATACCCTAGCACTGTTTCCCAATCGGGTGGTAGTATCAAAGGCACAGGAGTTTGACTGGTATGATGATTTAATTCATTGGATTGAAGACTATCAACAAACCCACAAAGGAGTAGAGGTTAGTAACGTTGGTGGGTATCAGAGCAGAGGTAACTTTTATACTGATGATGATAGTTTTGAACCATTTCGACAGAAAATTTGGAAGCACATTGAAGATGCTGTTCAAACATATGCTGATGGGATAGAATTGCATGACATCATTACTGGTGGTGATTCTCTACGGTTGATGAACATATGGTTTAATGTTAATACTCCTGGTTCTTTTAATCATGTCCATGTTCACCCTGGATCACTATTGTCTGGAGTGTTGTGGATTAAGACACCAAAACGCAGTGGTGATTTGATGTTTAGAGATCCTTCGGAGATGAATAACTATTGTCTTGGTGTGAACTGTGTGGCTTTTCCTCCCACAGAAGGGACAATGATTCTCTTCCCTTCTCATGTTCCACACAACGTTGGTGTAAACGAGAGTGAAGAGACTCGAATCTCTTTGTCATTCAACCTTGACTTTGGATGAGACACCTGTTATACTGTGTGAGAAATGCAAAACAACATGGACATTGTGATGTACAGCATCCCTGGATGCAAGTATTGTTTACATGCAAAGGAGTTGTTTCGTCGTGCCAAAGTTGACTACGAACATTACGTTGTAGGCAAAGACCTGACGAAGACGGATCTACTTGAGAAGTATCCACTCGCTCAAGGTTACCCATACATTGTCATTGATGGTGAACCTATTGCTGGTGGTCTGGTAGAGACTGCAAAACTTTTTGTGCAGAAAGGTTTAGTGAGCTCCAAATCATGACGAAAGGTGATGGTTTGGAAATAAATAAAGGTACAGAGTTGATGCTTCGTAGGAGGGCGAAGCGTGTACCCCAACAGAGAAAGGGGTTAAGGATCAATAACATATTCGCTCTCCGCAAAATGATCTTCCAGTTTAAACTGGAGATTACCTGGGAGGAGAGCACTACCTAACAGGAGAGAAGCCATGTCAGTAGCAGTAATTCTTACTTTTTCAACGATCTTGATGTTTTTGTTTCTGATTGTTGGAGGACTGATCGGATGGACAGCAAACGACTTCCTTTATGCATACATGAATACCCGTGCTAATCTTCCAGCACATCCTGAAATGTATGACGACGAAGGTATGGTCATCAATGAGGAACTTTTATCTGTGAAATTCGTTGACGAGGAGGACGAACAAGAGGATGATTATTATTGATATGAATCAGGTTATGATTAGTAACCTGATGGCCCAAATTAAACGGGACACACTTGACGAGAAACTGGTGAGGCATATGGTTCTCACCAGTCTTCGATCTTACGAGAAACAATACGTCGAAGAGTATGGCGAAGTTGTTCTCGCTTATGACAGCAGACATTACTGGCGTAAGGATGTGTTTCCTTACTACAAACAAAACCGCAAGAAGGATAGACAAAAGTCTGGTCATGATTGGAGTAGTATCTTTGAAGTTCTGAATAAAATCAGAGACGAGATCAAAGAATACTTTCCATACAAAGTGATTGAAGTTCATGGAGCAGAAGCAGATGATGTCATCTCTACCTTGTGTAAGAACAAAGGACCCAAGGATCGAATCTTAATCTTGTCTGGGGATAAAGATTTTATTCAGTTGCAGAAGTATCCTGGTGTCACTCAATACAATCCAATCACCAAGCGACCAGTTACAAACGACAACCCACACAAGTACATCAAAGAACATGTAATGCGTGGCGATAAATCTGATGGCATTCCTAATTTCCTGTCATCAGATGACTGTATTGTTCAGGGTGTTCGACAGAAGCCCATCAGTCAGAAGAAGATCGCCAAGTGGATTGACCAGTCTCCCCAGCAGTTCTGTCTTGACACAGAGCAGATGAGGAACTATCATAGGAACCAACGTCTGATTGACTTCGACTATGTTCCTGAAGAGATCGAGCAACAAATCCTCGATGAATATAACTCCATAAATATTTCTGGAAAGAAAGTACCTCTAGAGTATTTTAAAGAGCATCAGTTAAATGAGTTGATGCAAGAATTTTTCTTTCGTAGTTCATCGCCATTCCAATCAAAATGAAATTGTTAATCAATGAAGTGCTCCAGAAAGTGAGTAACGCAAAGACCAAAGCAGCAAAGATCAAACTGCTGAAAGAACACAACACCAACGCTCTACGTTCCCTACTCATCATTAACTTCGACGAGAGCGTGGTGTCTCTTCTGCCAGAGGGAAAGGTTCCTTACGAGGCTAACGACGCTCCTGCGGGCACAGAGCACACTCTCCTGGAGAAAGAGTATCGCAAACTCTATCTGTTTTTCAAAGGTGGTAGCAGTTCTCTGAAGCAGTCCCAGCGAGAGAATCTGTTCATCCAAATGCTTGAAGGATTGCAGGAAGAAGAGGCAGAGATTCTTATCCTCGCCAAGGACAAGGCATTGAATAAGAAGTATCGTATTACTAGAGCGACTGTAGAAGAAGCATTCCCCGACATTCAATGGGGAGGTCGTTCTTGATGGGTAAAGGATGTAAGATTCTATTCCAAGACTGTGATCCATCACAAGCACAAGATCGTGGTCTTCCTTACAGTGCATACCTCGTAGAATATATCGAGGGGGACATCACTAAATTTGATATTGCTACTGGACCAAAGCAAGTAGACATCTTTGATGACTACTGGGATAAGTATCGTCATGATCTTATCAACATGACCCAGACAGAGGGGAGAGTCAACCCTAAACTCTACGGCTATCAGAGCAAGGATAGTAAAAAAAAGTAAAGTTGTATCAAATGATACAGTTGCCAAACCATATATAATATGGTAGACTATACCAGTCGTTCATCCTATGTTCAGCATCTTGCTGGCATTGACCCTTGCCCATCATGATGATGGCAACCCTTACGGGTGGCACATGACATGTGAAAGGTTCCTCCAACGTCGAGTGGAGATTCAAGCAGATCCTAACCTTGACCTACGGTCGAAGTTGAATCTTATTGGGTATCTCAAGACAAAAGTTGAAGGAGAATGCATCGGGTCTTATACATAGGACGCAAGTAAGTCGCGGAACGGAGCGTTCATCCCATGATTGAGTTACTACTCTATTCAACAATGGCATGTGCAGATGCTGATGCTTTAATCCTTGGGATTAAAAAGCATGAGGGTCTGAAGCCACAGTGGAAAGTGGAACTGGTCGAGACCGTAAAGGAATCAGTGCCAGAATGTGACTACTA